GCACCTGCAGGTCTTACTTCAGATACGTCTATTGTAGGTATCTGACCTACATATAACATAGCAATTAACTCTCTCAAAGCTTTTGCCCAACCTGGTCTAGAGTCAGCAACCTTTATAACTGTAGTGCTGTCTTCAAAATGCTCATTAACAATAGGTAGTTTGTCAACATTACTTCTTTCAACAGAGAAGCCTACACCTGTACCACACATAAGAATGTACATACACTCGTCAAAGGCTCTAGGTGAGTCTACAGGTATGTAACTACAGTTGTAGCTAGTTACATTGCAATTCTGAAGAGCAGGTCCTGCAGTCATCAATGCCCTCATAGAAGGCATAACTTCTAGACCTAGTATCTTTTGTTCTAGTTTCTTTCTAAGAGAATCTGTTAAAGTTTTACTATGCAATCCTTGCATGTAGTCAAAATATCTTGAGACAGTTTCTGTCCAAGTCTCTCTTCTTTGTTCGTCTTCCTTCCATCTTGCATAGCGAGATAAAGCAATAAAGTTTTGATAGTCTGTTGGTAGTAAGTTACTTTTCATTTTAATGTCCTAACACTGCGTTGATTCGTTTTCTTGTATATTCTACTTCACCTGATTCTAAAACTTTAAATGCAAACTCTCTCATATAATTATGGTCAATGTTTGCATAGTCACATACCATTTTAAAATCTTCTGAGGTAACACCTACAGATGCAAAGAACCATGCCTTTGCCCTGTCTCTTTCAAGTGAGGATGTCTCAGGCTCACCCTTGTAAGAAGGTTTAGTCGCATCAAGTAATGCCTGAAGGATGACACACATGTATAATGTTTGTTCAGGAGTTGTTCTTTCTCTAAAGACATCTTCCTCAACAACAAAGTTTAAATTTGTATTTACTTTGTTATCCATTCTTTTGGTATCCCATCACTGAATTTGCAATACTTGAATCCATTCTTCTCACACCAAGTAGCATAAGTCATCTTTCCATTTTTGTATAGCTTCCTATTGGGATTATCAAAGACAAATCGAATGTCGTAATGAGGACACTGCTTTCTTACAAACAGATGTTTCTTTCTGTCCTCTAGTACGAACCTTCCCTTTACCTCTAGGATAATCCCATTACTTAATACAAAATCAGGAATATACTTTTTGGATTCTAGCCATTCATAATTTATGATTAGCTTTTCGTATTTAAATGATACCTTATTTTCTTTTAAGAAGCAATAGGTATTGTACTCTGAATTAGAACGAAACTTATGCTTTGGCATTAGTAATTTCTTCTACATCAGGAGTCTTGTTAACCTGTGTTAGATAACGTACTCCTGTGGAATACTTGAACTTTCTTAATCCTTTGCCTTGATTAGCATCAGACCAACAATGTTCCTTGTATCCACAGAAGACGCAACCTAGTGCAAGTTTTTTATTACCTGACTTGCCATCAGGTTCATCAGGAAAACATTTCTGAGGTGGAGAAGAAGACTTAACAACATCCTTGAGATGTTTGACCCTGTCAGAAGCATTTATCATATGTATACTTTCCACAGGCATGTAAGTAAGTTCTCCTGTAGATTTGTCTATTGCAAGAAAGCCTGCTGAGTCATCACCTGCACTCTCTGCATAGGCACTTATCTGAGATATGTAACCAAATGGGTCATTGGTAGTAAGAGAACCATCCTTAAACTTCTTGAAGCTATAAGATGAAGCACTCTTTATATCAACAAGAGTACCATCTATCCTACAATCCTTATGACCCTTGACACCTTCTATCTCTTCCATCTTCTGCATTTCAGATACGTCATGTCCTGAAGCTTCTGCAAGAAGTATAACAAGAGACTCTAGGATTTCTCCATACAAAAACTTTATTTTAGTTTTAGCATCTAGTTTATTTGGTTTTATATCTGACTTTATATCATACCATAATTGTCTGTCAGGTCTTCCTATTTGAGAGAGCCTTAACGTAGTTACGTCATCTCTCTTCTCAAATAAGAACTTCTCAATAGAGTCCATTACATTTTTGTTAAAGGTTTCTATAAAAGTTTTATCAGTTTTTCTTTTATCTAAACCTTCATCAATAGTCCTGTAAATATCTTGGACTAATGTGTCTACTTTTTTGCTCATAATATATTCCTTTATAAAATTTTCCCACCAACCACAACCCACTTCAGCATTAAGCTTATTTAGAAAGGAATCTCATCAGAGTCTAAGTTATCTCCTGATTTATATCCATCAGGTATGACATCAAAGTCCTCACCTTCTGAATATTCTACAAGATTAATAACTTGGACTGCCTGCAGGTCAGCACCTATACCACTCTTACCTGCATAACTCCATTCATACGTTTTATAAAGGACATTAACATCAGAACCATTTCCAACTAATGTTCCCTTGATGTCTCTCTTTTGAGAGTCTTTTAAAGATGGTGGATTGTTTTGACTACCATTCTTAGAAGTTACTTTTCTCTTCAGGGTAACAAAGTCTCCTCTATCATCATCTTTATTCTTTACTGCTAGACCTGAGTCTATAGCTTTCTTTTTATTAGCTTCATCTAAAGCTAGGTCAATACTCCAAACAGGCTCGAATGTAGTGTTTGGATTTGAAATAGATGCCCAATAGGCTTTACCACTTAATACTGGCATATGTCTTACTCCTTAGTTTGTTAGTGCAATCTTAGTTGCTTGTTAAATTATAACGAATTATACTACACCTCAAAAGGTATGTCAACCCATTAATGTGTTTCATACCAATTTTTTCCTATTTTATATTCACTATCCAAAGGACATTGAACATTCAGTTCTTTCTCTACAAGCTTCATAGCCTTTTGAGTTAGGTCTCCAAACCTTTCAGCTTGGTCTCTACGAACCTCAAATTGGTATTCGTCATGGATAGATGCAACAAGTTTATAATCATATCCCTGTTGCACCTTTAAAGTTATTTGTCGTAACCATTCCTTACAAATGATTGCACCTGCACCCTGTAGTAGTAGGTTCATTGATGCATGAAATTGTCTGACCTTTAGTAGTCTACCATCAATACCTCTTATGAGTCCTGTCTTGGCTACTCTGTCTACCTTATCACGCAAGGTCTTAAGAGCAGGCATATTGGACATAAACTTATTGATAATATTCTTGCCTTCAGTCTTACCACCACCAACTATCTGACCTATCTTATCAGGTCCTGCTCCATAGATTAGAGCATAGATAAAAGTCTTTGCTTGGTCTCTTGTCTTCAGACCTGCAGCCTTCTGATTGGCAGTATGTATGTCACCTTCAACAACTTCCTTTGTAAACTTGGAATCACCCATGTAGTGGGCAAGGCAACGAAGCTCTAGGCTAGATGCATCACAACCTAGTAACACATAATTACTATTGGTAGGTATCCAAACTGACCTACATTCCTTTCCATAGGGAGAATAGGAAGCAGGAACTTGAGCCATATTTGGAGAGTTGTGAGCCATTCTTCCACTAATTGCTTTTAGTGTCATCACTCTACCATGCACCTTACCATCTTCTTGGACTACTTGTATCCAAGACTTAATCTGAGAAACTCTCTTCTGTAATAGAAGATACTGAGCAATCTGTTTTGCTTCAGGAATATCTTTAATTTTTTTCAATGTTCCTTCATCAACAATAGGATGCCCTGTTGGTGTCAGGTTCTCAGGTTTCCAACCTTTCTCTATCAACCTCTTTGAGATTTGTTGTCTAGAGTTAGGGTTGAACTCTTCCACACTATCAATCAATCTGTTACCTGTCTTCTCAGAGTATCTTTCTGTAATGATAGGTGGGAATATTTCTTGTAATTCTTTTTCTATCTTGTCTGCTTCTTCTTCAAGTCTTGCACATAACTTATCTGCCTGTTCAATGTCTAGTTTAAAACCATTCTCTTCCTGTCTGTTAACTATGGCTCTGACTTGATGTTCAAGAAGCATTGACTTCTTTGAATATTTTTTTAGTGTAGGTAATAAATGTTTATATAATTTATATGTCAACTCAACATCTTGTATACAATACTTTAACATCTCTTCATTGAAGTGAGAGAAGTCATTGTAATCTATCTTACCAAATCCCAATCTCTGTCCCCATGCCTTGAGTGAGTGTCCACCTTCTAGCATAGGGTCAGATAATTGTGAAAGGATAAGTGTGTCTCTGACCTGTGCAAGTTTTATCCTGCTACCTGTCAGCTTGTTGAGTATGGGAGCATCAAATGATATCCCATTATGCATAATAAATATATCTACAGATTCACTCCACTTAGCAAAGTCTTTTAGTGTATCTCCATGCCATGATAATACATCTCCTTTATCAATGTCTTTGGCAACAATACAATGAATGACCTTTGCCTTGATGTCATCAGTTTCAATATCTACTACAAATTTTCTCATAAAAAGTCCTCTACATCTGATTGGTTGTCAGACTCAAGTGGATTGGAAATCTCTTTCAATCGACCTGTGTCCTTGTCATATAACAGGTAAGCAGAGACACCTGTCTCACCTGCATATCTATTCTTTAGTACCCTGACAGTTGTTGTATTAGCCATGACAGGGTCTTCTGCTTGTTGGTCTCTCTCTAGTGCAATGACTGCATCTGATATCTGTGCAATAGAGTGTGAACCTCTTAGCATTGATAAGGATATCTCCTTACCCTGTTCCTGACCTTTATCTCCTGTTGCTCTTCTCAAGTGAGATACTAGTAGCATGGCACATCTAGTTTCTTCTACAAGAGAACGTAGCTTAGTCATAAGTTGGTCAATGTTTCTTCTCTCATCCTCACCTTCAATACCTGATACA